CTACTTCGTTCTCGCCCATATCGAACCGGCTTGCCAGGCTTCGCCAATTTCCCCAGGTCCTTTCAGGGCAATACCCACCACCTTATCAATCAGCTTTTCCAGACCGTTACGCAGTTCTGTTATTTCTTTGCTCGCGCTGGTGAAGAAGCTAAAGACGGTATGGCCTGCGCCATCCCACAGAAGGAAATCCAGCTGCCCTTTAATTTCACCTTTCAGGTTATCGAGAAATTGCAGCGGATCGTTAAACCGCATCACAAACGCATCCCATAGTGCTAATAGTTCTTCTTCCGACGACTGGATAAACTTATTCAGTTCGGGGAATTTCTGCGCCAGCCGCCCGGTTATGCTATCTATATCTGAGAAATACCCACCATTTTTTATTTCCCCTGTAAATCATATGGTCCGAAATTTATTTTTGGTGAATGGGGGTTTGTTTTTATAGTTTTATTTTCTTTTATAAGGTATAGCCTTTTCGCTACCCGATTGAAGATAAGTTTTACCGTCTATGGTTATAAAAATTCTACCATGAAGACTTCCTCTCACAATAAATGCTATGTTGTTGTACACACATTTATTATGCTCGCCATTCGTGTCATCAAAGCAGGTATAGTCATCAATTGAACCATCTCTCGTTCCTTTCGGCACTTTCGCATAACCACCGAAGTTCATGATGATGACTGTAAAATTATCAGGCGTATTAAATATATTATACTTTTGCTGAATTAAGTTCTTGCTTTTAAACCACCAGGTTAGCTTCCCTTCAGTTGTCAATGGTAAGTGTTCAACGAAAACAGCACCATTGTCTACTCTGACTATTTTTGTAGGCCTTAAAGCAATCCATATGCAGAATACACATATTAAAAAAATCAAAAATACCACAATCCTTTTGTAGTTAAACATTGTTTTCTCCCGTCAATGTTATGGTCGATTCAAAATTCGTGAAAAATGGTTTTTGTGCGAAGCCTGGCCCGCTTAAGGATAAACCCTATTCTGAAAAAGGTAATTGAGTTAAATTTTGCTTTCAATATATCTTCTTTGTCCAATCCAAAGTGATCTTGTGCCTTGTATTTTATCACTGAATTGTATTTATTGCCTTGGAACTAAGCTTTTCAATTGAAATTTTCGTGCTATTGATATCATGAACAGTAATCCCCATTCTGTTGATCCAATCTTTCCATCTGGTATTTTTAGGTAAGTGGCTTCTTGATAACACATCTGAAAAATGATTTCTAGTCAATTCAGACTTACTAAAATAAAACTGCTCGATAGTTTTTTCAATGATGGATAGTGTGCTGTCAACTGAGCGGTCAGCTAATATAAGGTTTTTATAAGCATTGTTCATCATTGGATGTTGGTAATCTTTTCCGCTATTCTGTTGAAAATGATTAAAAAGATCTACAATCAAATCCTGGTATGGCCCACGAAAAAAAATACATACGATTGAGATTGTAGCTCATCATATAGCATCGCAATGGCTCTTTCTCTACTAACTGGAGGAGTCGAGTTGGTAGAGGAATGTTTATAGGAAAGACAAAAGTTGTCCAGTCAATGAACGTTGAAACTCGCCCGAGATGTTAATACTTTTTTAGTGTTTCAGCATCAATATCGCCGCTTTGCATATCATCGGCGTATCGGTCATTGAATCTTTTTTTTGTGGTGAAAATGGTTAATTTGTTAGTAATCTCTTTCATGCAAAAACAATCCTTTTCAGTTAAATGAGTAACTATTATACGGGTTTGCTTTAATGTTGAAATTAACTTCTTCCTTAACTTTTTTCAGCCCGAGAATTTTAGGTGGTTTTTTACATCATGTTGGAATCTACATAGCTACGCCCGGTGAAGTAAGCAACGATCATAGACTCAATCAGACTTATCATGTGGGTTTAGCTGGTGAAAACGAGGCCGGTTATATTCATCTCTGTTGTACCAACTAAACAGCGTGGATTTTGAAATATGACGGTGTACGTTAACGGGTGATAAAAGGGAAGTAAGTGTTTGAAGTTAAAGAGGTGACTAGACTTTGAAATACTTAAGTGGGCTAGCATTTGGTGTCCCCTGCAGGAATCGAACCTGCAACTAGCCCTTAGGAGGGGCTCGTTATATCCATTTAACTAAGAGGACGTTGTTCGCGGAAGTTTTGAAGTTGTTCCGACGGTTCGCATCCTATCGTAAAACCTCAGTTTTTTACAAGCTTTGCATTCTATTTTGTTTCACGTGGTTTCGCTGACTTCACCTTGATCATCTCTTCGTTCACTTGCCAATGAGTACACATTGAGTACAGAATGCCTTTAGGGATTGTGTACAGGAAATCATTGTGGCGCTGAGTGACACCAAATTAAGAAGCATCAATGGCAAAGCTTACAACGGACCAGCTGAACTAACCGATGGTGACGGCCTGAGCGTTCGTATCACACCATCTGGCACGATTACATTTCAGCACCGCTACCGCTGGAATGGAAAGCCTGTGCGTCTCACTGTCGGTCGCTACCCTTCAACATCGCTGAAAGATGCCCGCATTGCCGTAGGCGAGATGCGTGGATTGTACACGAAGGGGGTTAACCCAAAAACCTATTTTGCCGGAAGCACTGGTGAGCTGACTCTGAAAGAGTGCCTCGATAACTGGTGGGAAAAATATGTTAAAGACCTCAAGCACAATACACAGGTGCTGTACAAATCGGTTGTGTACAACACCATGTACAACGAATTTGAAGATGTGCCTGTTGCCAACATCCCTGTATCAGCCTGGGTCCAGTTCTTTGATAAACAGGAAAAGCTGAATAAGAAGAAAGCCCGCGTTCTGCTGCTTCAACTAAGATCAGTCATTCACTGGTGCATCAGCCGGCAGCTGATACCTTCATGTGAGATCACTAAACTGAGTGTCAAAAATATTGGCAAGAAGCCGGACGTTGGTGATCGCGTTCTGACCTACAGTGAACTCGCAAAAGTATGGCTTGCGCTTGAGAACAGCAAGGTCGTCACATCCAACAGGTTACTGCATCAGATGCTGTTGCTGTGGGGGGCTCGCTTGTCTGAGCTTCGGCTTGCAAATGCTGCAGAGTTTAATACCACCGATTGGATATGGACCACACCATCTGAACATTCAAAGATGGGGAACATCATCCGGCGTCCGATCTTTGAACAAATGAAGCCTATGGTTGAGCGCCTTCTCAATAATGGGAATAAGATTCTGTTTCCAGGCCAGGAGCTGGATAAAGCTATCGACCGCTCCTCGTCGAATCTGTACATGCGTAAACTGAGAGAGAGTATTGATATCCCGGAATGGCGCACCCACGACTTCCGCCGTTCTTTGGTGACTAACTTATCAAGCGAAGGGATCATGCCCCATGTCACTGAGAAAATGCTGGGGCATGAACTTGGTGGTGTCATGGCTGTGTACAACAAACACGACTGGCTGGAAGATCAAAGAAAGGCGTATGAGCTGTACGCAGATAAAATATTCTGGCACGTTAAACAGCTCGGTTAATCCCTCCATCACAAATCCATTTCTCCACCGCTCTGCGGCTATACCGCGCCGGATGTGTTAGCACTGGCGCAGGAAAGCCATGCTGCTTACGCAGGCGCCAGAGTGCCGTTCTCGCCTTACCAATTTCGTCCATAACTTCTTTTTCACTCATAAAGTCGTGGTGCATATTCTTCTCCACACACTACCTGCTGCAACAGGTGTTTTTTGATAGATCAAATTATCGACAAGTTAGATCGACCTTTTCACGAAATGCCATTTGGAAGAAACGGTAATGATTATCAGTCAAACGTTGAATGATGTTACCCTCTTTAGTCGAGCCAGAAGGGAAAGTTTTACCATTTGGCTTTTCAGGGATTAGTTTACTGGTTGAATAAGAAACTTTACCAAAGTCAATGGTTATTGATTTTCCTGAATCATGAATAGTTGCATTTAACACACCAGATGTTCTCTCCTTTGTTATTAGGCTTTCACTAAATCCTGTGCAAAATTTTTCCTGCGCATAAACATTTATTGAAAGCATTGCTAACATTGATGCAATAATTTTTTTCTTCATAAATTCAAATCCTTTGCCACTAAATAAGCTTTGTTCTAATTTGCTGAATTAGTTTACCACTATTGCTTTATATCAGCCGTTAGAAATTCAGCTCTCAATGTCACCATTGAGTGATCCTCCATCGACCAAAATTTAAGCTAGGTTCCCGCATGAATGCCTGCGCTATTGACATGGCACTAGCAGCTTCAGCATGGCTGCTAGTGTTCTCAGCCAGGCGCATCAATTTTTGGATTTTGGAGAGGTATTTCTTTTTGGCGGCTGCATCCATCACTCACCATCCTTACCGTCGCGGAGCCAAATACAAACCGCACCGTCTCCAGTGTCATGGATGGAGCCAACGAACCAGCCTTCACCTTCAGGGCTTTCAGGTTGCCAGGCAGAGATATCGCAACCATCTACAGTGGGGTCGATCATGTCTTCATCACGGTACTCAACCTTCCACTGCAAATCATGATCGGACATCCACTGATCAAACTCAGCGGTAGGGATAAATTCACGACCATCACAGAACGCCAGATAATCTGGATGAGACCAATAGCCATATTGGTCGCGTTGAACTTCTAAGGGCTTAATGCTCATTGAATCTTCTCCTTAACCCATGCATTCCAGATACAGCCCGCTGGCAATCAGACGAGCACGTCGAGCAGCTGCTTCACGGTTACGCTTCTTTGCCTCCTCGGAGCAGTCATTGCTGTGGTTGATCACCATCGGCTTAGCTTGCCCACGAGCAACACGGCGTGGCTTTCTGGTCAGGGTGTAAGTGCGGTCGACTGAGCCACCACCCAAACAGACCTGGTCAGACGCTTTTATCTGCAGCGTGTCACCGCCATGCTGCATGGTATTAAGGATTAAGCGGTTGAACTCACGCAGGGTCATACCGAGACGTTCCGCCAGCTCACGGCCCGTTGCCGGGCCTTTTGATAACTGCCAAGCCAGCTTTTCGCTGAACCCGGCGTTAGGGCCAAGACTGCGGCGATACTGAGCTACCTTTTTCATGACACCACCTTCAGCGTTACCGTACGTGAGCGGAGTAAATCCATTTCCATTTGGGAGATGATGTTGATCGCTTGTAAGGTGCCTGGCAGCTGTTGATTACCCATAGTTGCTACAGCCCGACGTGCCTCACCAAGCGCTTCACCGCGCAGTGTTCGAATCCACTGGTCACAGGCTGGCGTAGCAAGTGCTGCATTCAGGTCATCAATCAGGGTCATATCAGCCCCAGCAACCTGAAGCGCGTTGATGGTGTCAGGCAGGACGCTGTTGATGCGCAGAACCTCTGAAGCCATCAGGCTGGCGCGGACGGTGGCAACATCAAGACGCGTAGCCAAATCACTAATCATCTTTGCCATTTCCAGCAGAGAGGTTTCTTTACCGATGCTTCTGGCGAACTGGTGGCCAGCAGCGACGACTTCTTTATTCGATTTAGAAGAAAGCATGTTGCTGGCCCTCAGTGGATGGTGATGTTGATGGTTTTATTAAGCCGCTCAGCTTCACGCTGCGCCTTAATGGGATTACTGATTACCGAGCCATCAGGCATAATCCAGCCGTTCAGGATATAGCTGTAGGGCAGGGTGATAATGCCTACGGTGATATGGTCGTTCGGCTTTTCCATGAAACTCTCCACACACGATTTTTGGTTGCATGAATCCCTTGCCAGTGATGGCAATAAAAAACTTTTGGGATTCGTTTAAGTTGGCTGGTGGGTTACTGCAATAACCCACAGCCCGATTACTCCACACACTTGAAAGGTTGCTGCGGTGCCGGGTGCCTCCCGGTGTTCTGGTCAGACTGACAAACACCAGAGCGGAACTCTTAGACTGTGTGCAATCTTTGTCAGTCTTCCGCGCGCGCTGGCCGCATTCACCACAACGGGGAGAGCACTGCTTAATTCCAGCTATCAGGTAAAAAGGTTCTCACGCCCGCCTGATAACTGCCCATGCTCCAGCTCTTGCAATGCTCTCACCGTTATGAAAAAAGGCGGTTAAACAAACCTTCATGAGTAACCGCCAACACAGCAAATCCGTACTCTTAAAATGCTGGTCCGCGAACCACGTCTTCAACATCACACTGCACACTCACCACACCGGCATCACCACAACAGACAACATCAGCATCTGGGAAGAGCCTCAAAAAGGTAATCAGGTCCCTGACTGTTGTGTTCGACATGTTTTTAATCATCTTCACAGTACTGCCCTCATACCACTGCAACTGCTTTAGCGAATCATCCCGAACTTCTTACGCCTCGGGCGGCTACTTCGTGGGCGTCCTGCCTATTCGCTGTTGATGAGTTAAATATACACATAATGTGATTTGATGGTCAATCACAAATCGTGTACATAAAACTAAAAACACAATATGTGCATGATTTTCCGTGTGATAAATAATATTTTGATGATATTTTGAGCGGGTTAAGGTGATGCCAAGTGGCCGTTTAACGCCTTTAAAGCAGGGGTATTATGAGCAAGCAATCAGATGAGCTTTACGACGAGATGTGCAGAGTGGTCGGTGACGTGGTCTTCACGCTTCACGATTACGGGGTTGAGTCGAAGCAGTTAGTGATAGCGGATGCACTCAGAACGGCGCTGGCATCAAAGAACCCCGCCCGGTCTGAGCTACTGGTTAAAGCAATGGAAGCTGCGGCGAGAGTTCTGGATAGGTAGACATAAAAAACCCGGCGCGGTGACCGGGTATACAATTCATGCAATTTTTCGGAAAAGTATCAGTGGAGTCATGCCATAAGCATTAGGAGCGCGCCCGGCCATTTCTTGAATCCCTCCGAGCATACCTTTTAATCCATCTTTCATAGGATGCTCGGGGAAATCGTAGACACTATCGTCTTGATACAAATAATCAGGCAGGGCATCAACTAAACCTAAGGCGTACCATTCACCAGGTATTCCGCCACCATACTTAAGAGAAATGTCATCTGGATTGATTGTAAAGTTCTCTCTGTCAATCGTCATCCAGATGTTGTTTCCATGATCATCCATGAAGTCAACTTGAAGGGTGTTCGGTATTACATTTAAGAGATTGTTGATCATTCCAAATGTCATACCGGGAGCGAGTTCGACATCTTCAGGTTTTATTTTTTTTGCGCTAGGCTTTGACTTGATTTCATTCAGCATTATGTGGCTAATGAAAGGTAAGCTTTTTTGGAAAAATGAAATATCAAACAGCCTGATTTTACCCTTGATCAAAGCAAGCTTGCCAAGATTTTGCCCTTCCACCCCACTTTGAATGAGGTCACCCTCTGAAAGCTTGTCCAATAGGTTTATTGGAAGCGACCAAGAGGCATCAAAAAGCTTTTCTTGGGTCTGATTGATAGCGTCTTCGACAGAGAGTGTGCCTTTAGCTACCTTGACATCGATACCACCTGACTTTGTGGACTTTTCTCCTTCCGAAGAAATCCTCTTGATAGATGTAATGACGCCGGGCGCATAAAGTTGGGTTATAAGCGTGCTTGCTCGTTCAGAATCAACATACAAAAAATCATACAGTGAATCTGTGCTTTGTAATTCTTGCTCCACGTGAGTGTTCCTCTCTTATTTTCGCCTTTTTATCAGCAACTTCCTTTTGTTTTGCATCAATCTCGTCAAAAAATTCTCGCAGCTCGTCCTTCTCCTTTGAGGAGACCTCTGAAGACTTTCGCTGCAATATTCTATTGAACATGATACATCCTCCCTACTAAGGAACCTCAATAACCATTATGTTCCTTGGTAGACTGAAAATCAAACAGCGCTTTCTTAGCTATAGATGACATCTTACCCAAAAGTCTCTTCAGGCCACTGAGCCTTAACCACCTTACCAATGATGCGGCAGCTGTGATCGCAATCCAAAATTCTATAGGCAGGATTAAGCGGTACCAGGTAGCTCACTCCTGCATCCTTCTCATACTTTTTGAAAGTCACTTCAGAGTCGGCGTTCGCTGATGCCACACAGAAGTCACCTGTCTCAACCGGCTCTGCTGGGTCAATCAGGATCAGCATTCCTTCAGGGAAGCTGGGGCGAACACCCTGTGGCGCAGTCATTGAGTGGCCTTTAACTTCAAGCCAGAAGGCTTTATCACTGGCCTTCTTAGTTGTCGGAACCCACGCCTTAGCATCTCTGGATGTGAAGCTACCAACCTCAGAAAAATCGCCAGCCTGGACATAAGTGAAAAGGGGGTATTCATACTGCTTAAAGACTGTATCAGCATCTTCTCCAAACAATATATGGGCTGGGGATATGCCTAAAGCAGACCCTAATAGGATGGCATCGTCAGAACTGACCTTCCTCGTTCCAGATTCATAATTCCCCAAACGTGACGGAGCTGCCCAGCCACATAATCTGGCAAGCTGCGCCTGGCTCAATCCCTTGCTTTCTCTTAGGGCTTTGATCCTTTCCCCTATCAACTCATGCATTGTTTTCATCCCATCAAATTTAACACGTAGCGTGATTGCTGTATCTACACGTTTTGTCATTGACTCTTAATCACGAATTGTGTGTAATTGCTTTGTGATTAACTTTTGGAGAAGCCAATGAACACTATCGCTGAGCAAAGAAAGAAGCTCGGTATTTCCCAGTCGGTTTTGGCTGATGTTATTGGCTGGGGCCAATCGCGAGTAGCCAATTACGAGCTAAGCATCCGTAAACCAGGTCTTGATGAGTGCAGAATGATTGTTTTAGGGCTCAACAAGCTTGGAGCCAACTGCTCTTTGGATGATGTATTCCCGCCCGGCAGAACGAAGAAGTAACAGATTTTAAAAGTTCCACTTTCACATAGTAACCACAGGCAAGAGGGCTTAACCGTGGATCAGAAGCACTGGCAAGTAGAAAAGCAACCAGCCTGGCTGGTGGCAGCAATTAAAAAGACCATTTCAAGTCTTCCGGGTGGGTATGCAGAAGCTGCCGAATGGCTGGGCGTTACAGAGGATGCTCTATTTAACCGCCTGCGTACCAATGGCGATCAGATTTTCCCAATGGGCTGGGCGATGGTTCTGCAGCAGGCAAGCGGCACCAAGTACATCGCTAACGCGGTGTCCCGTCAGTCAAACAGCGTCAACGTTCCGCTGGTGGACATTGAGGATGTTGATAACGCGGATATCAATCAGCGAATGATGGAGTCAGTTGAGTGGATTGGCAAGCACTCTGCCTACATTCGCAAAGCAACGGCCGACGGCGTGATTGATGCTGCTGAGCGTGAGCAGATTGAAGAGAACAGCTATCAGGTCATGGCTAAGTGGCAGGAGCATCTGACGCTGCTGTATCGCGTATTTTGCCCGCCAGAAAAGGTGAACGCCGCAGGATTGCAGCCCGCGGCGTTCGATGCGACTAAATCAACGTGTGTGGAGAACTAATCGCGTGATCAATTTAACCAGATTATCAGGGTTACCGCAATTCCGCTGCCTCCCTTCAGCTGGTGGCCGCCTCAGCAGTGAGCCGCTGCGGTATGTGCTCAATGTACCAGGCGTCAGCGAAGAAGTTAACCACAGCTTTGTTGACTGGGCTGTGGGCAATGCTAACCAGCGAATGAAGGCGACCAAATGCGAGAGCTCGACCGAATCTTCCGCGACAAGCGCGGCATCCCTGTGCGGGTCATTCGCTGGGAGCCAGAGAACGACAGGGTTATCTACCTGCGTGACAACTACGAACATGGCGAGTGCTTCAGTTCTCTCGAACGGTTCAAGCAATATTTCAGAGAGTTGAGGTAAATAATGAGCGTTAAATTATCTGCATTCGTCTGGGACGGCTGCGCATCATCCGGCATGAAGATCACAATGGTAGCCATAATGGCACGCCTGGCTGACTTCTCAAGCGATGAGGGTGTTTGCTGGCCGTCAATCGCTACCATTGCCCGTCAGATTGGCGCTGGTCCGAGTACCGTTCGTACCTCGATCCGCAAGCTGGAAAGTGAAGGCTGGCTGACCAGCACGTCACGCCGCAAAGGTAACCGCAACAACTCCAACATGTATCAGTTGAACGTCAAAAAGCTCCGCGAATCGGCTGCCGCTCATCTGTCAGAATCTGAGGCGTCAGAATCTGACACATCAAAATATGACGCATCAAAATCTGATGCACCGAATTTTGAGGCATCAAATTTTCACCCGTCAGAATCCAGCAAAAATAACAGTTTTGACCCGCCAGAATCTGGCGACGATCCGTCAGTAAATTCAAAACATGATCCATCAGATAAAAAACCCTTTTGTCAGGTTGCGTCGCAACCAGACGATGAGTGGTCAATTATCAATCGCTCCCGTCAGGTTTTACGCCACCTGAACAAAGTTACTGGCGCTAAGCACACAGAGGCGCAGTCGTCGATGGGTCACATCAAATCCCGGCTGAAAGATGAATTTACGGTGGAAGAGCTTTGCCTGGTGGTGGATTACAAACACACCCACTGGGAAGGCACTGAGGAATACCAGTACATGCGGCCCAAAACTCTTTTCATCCCCGGCAACCTGCCTGGCTATCTCCAGTCAGCGACCAAGTGGGATAAGGCCGGTCGCCCGCCACGCTCTGAGTGGAATGCCCTGAAGCGCAATATGCAGCGGGATATCACTGTCATTCCTCAGCCTGACAGCTCAGTGCCTCATGGCTTTCGCGGTTAACAGGAGAAAATCATGATCAACCACGAATCAAAATTTCTTGAACTGATTACCCGCAATGGCCCGCTGAAGGTGCGCGAACTCTGCAAGCTTACCGGCCTGCATGAGACCTCAGTGAAGCGATTTATCAAACCGCTTTTCACCAGAGGGACTCTCAAGCGTGCCAGCGACTGGAGTTATTCGATCAACACTGCTCCGGTGCCAGAAGAGAGCGAAAAGCATCGCCAGCTGGCGAAGCAGGCTACCGAACTGGAGGCTAAAGGGTTCTGGCTGCGTGCTGCACAGGTCTGGCGTGAAGCGATGCTGGTGGCCCGGTTCGATGCATCCCGCAACGAAGCCAAAGAGAACTGCGACCGCTGCGCCTCAAGTGGCTCACTTAACTGTGGCAGCTATGGCGGGCTTGATACAGGCCGTATTGGCGAAAGCTTCCTGAGTGAGGATCGCCAATGAAAGCACATCTGAAGAGCCACTACCAACGCAATGAGATTTTCTACCAGGCCATCCGCACCGCAGCGGTGATGATTGCCGCCCTGATTATTGTCCTGACATGGGAGCTGACCACAGCATGAGCACATTAGCGCGCATTTACGACGACAAAAAAAATAGCGATACCGATATCACCACCCGTAAAACTTACCTGCTGGGCGTTGATGAGCTGTATGTCGAAACCAATTACAACATTCGTGATATCGATCAGACCCATGTCGAGGAGTTCCGCGACGCCTTTATCGCTGGTGAACATGTGCCTCCGCTGGCTGTTAAGGTCACCGAAAAGGGCATTAAGATCATCGATGGCCATCACCGCTATTACGGTGCGAAGCTGGCTCAGGAAGCGGGCTATACGCTGCGCCTGGAGTGTAAGGACTTCGTGGGCAGTGAAGCCGACAGTGTGGCATTCATGGTCACCAGCAGCCAGGGACGTGCCCTGTTGCCGCTGGAGCGGGCAGCAGCCTATCAGCGCCTAGTTAATCAGGGATTAGAGCCAGCGGAAATTGCCGCCAAGGTGAAACGCTCGATCACCGATGTTGAGCAACACTTGCAGCTGCTGACCGTTGGCGAACCTCTGATTGAGATGGTGAAATCCGGCGAAGTGGCCGCAACCACAGCAGTAGCCCTGCAGCGCGAACATGGTGTTAAAGCCTCATCCGTTGCGCAGGAGCAGATGCAGAAGGCGAAAGCTGCAGGGAAAAAGAAGCTGACAAAGACCGATGCTATGCCGCAGTTCAGTGCTGCTCAGGCACGCAAGCTTGCAGAACTGATTGCTAAACATTCTCAGACAGAACAGAGCGATGAGGGAGCACGCATTACGCTGACGTTTGAAACTGACCTGCAGGCGGCTGAGCTGATGGATATTATCCTGATCGCCAAAGAGCATTACGGCGTGACTCAATCAGCAAGCGAACAACCGGCCCCGGTTAAGGCAGAGAACGGCGATAGTGATGACCTGCCGCTTCTAAAACACGAAATCCTTGAGCAAAGCGGTGTTGAAGCGTGGGCGTGCGTTATTGCCGCGTTCAAAATGAAGGCTGAGTACACCTACAACGAATCAAAATACGCGCATACCTGGGCGGCGGACTCCGTTGAGAACCCTACTTGTGTGACCGTTCCGGCAGAGACCATTGCTAAAGCGGTGCGCCTCATCAAAGAGCATCATGACGATCTTGAACTGAAGCTGTGGGTGTCAGAGCAGTACGATGATCCAGAGCTGGCAAAAGAGCAGTTGCAGCGCTTCTCAGCGGTGCTGATTGACGTTCGCCAGGACAGGCCGTGCACGGTTCAGGAGTTTATCGCGCTGGTGGAGCAGACTAACCGTGATTGCTGGTTGAATATCCGCATGTTGCGTCAGGCAGTTCGTGAAGTTGCCGGTCAGATGACTATTCCGGGTATTGGGGAGACTGCATGAAGTTAACTCTCCCGTTCCCGCCAAGCGTAAACACGTACTGGCGTAACACCAGAAAGGGAATATTGATCAGCGCCTCCGGGCGCTGTTTCCGCTCCAATGCGCTTGCCGCCGTCATGGAGCAACTCAAACGCCGACCGCAGCCGATTACAGTGAATGTTGAGGTGAGTGTGCTGCTGTGCCCGCCAGACAAGCGCCAGCGTGATCTTGATAACTATCTCAAAGCATTATTCGATAGCCTGACGCATGCGGGTGTGTGGGTCGATGATAAACAGATTAAGCGATTTACTGTAGAATGGGGAGAGCAAGTAAAGCTGGGAAAAGCGGAAGTCGTAATAAGACACTATGCAATTGCATCCAGGGTAAATGGCTAGTTCTTTAGTGTTAAAAGAGTTATTCTTCTTAAAGATTAGGTCCACGTCCCGCTTAAAAAAATAATCTAAATTCAGGTGAAACTAAATCTTTATTTATACTAAAGCGATATAAGTTATTTTTTTTAGGTTTTCAGATCAGAACTTTTGATGGAGATTGATATGACGGAACTGCAAAAGCAAGATGGAATTAATGAATCTGAAAGGTATTTAGCAGATCTTTGCAATAAATCATTTCTCAATCTATGGAGCTATCCCAATGTATATACCGACGAAGGAAAGAAAAGTGCTAATGGTGATGGCAAGGAATTATGTGATTTGTTAGTTGCTTTTGATAACCATGTTATAATATTTTCAGATAAAGATATAGGCTTCAAAGATACAGGTAATATTAATGTTGATTGGGGGCGCTGGGTAAAAAAAGCCGTCATTAAATCAGCGGGGCAGTTATATGGAGCAGAAAGCTGGATTAAAGAAAGGCCTGGTCGGTTGTTTTTAGATAAAAAGTGCACTATACCATTCCCTCTTAAAATACCTACAATAGATAAAATTAAAGTTCATCGTATTGCTGTCGCTAAAAATGCTTCCCAAAGATTTTCAAAATTAGTAGGTGGTTCAGGGAGCTTGATTGTAGATCCATCTATTTCTGGCGATGAACATTTCGAACATCCTTTTACAATTGGTCATCCAATTGCAAATAAAGATTTTGTACATGTTTTCGATGACGTAGCCTTGGATATAATTCTTAATGAGTTAGATACAATTTCAGACTTCGTTGACTATATCGAAAAAAAAGAAAAGTTCATAAATTCTGGTTTACTTGGCAGTGCAGCCGGAGAAGAAGAAATTCTTGCTCGTTATCTTATGAGTTCGCAGCCTGGAAGAGAGCCGGGGTTTTACATTGAGGATAATCAAAAAGCCATTATTCTGGAAGGGCATTACGATTCTTTAACAAGCCTCCCTCAATATAAGAGAGGCAAAGAGCAAGATAAAGTATCTTATTTTTGGGACGGTTTTATAGATCATGTCGGAAAGCATGCATTAGCTGGCACACTCATCTACGATAGAGAAACACTTTTGTCAGACGCCATATTGGGATTAAAATTGATGGCATCTGAGAGAAGGGTGGCGCGTAGAGTATTATCCAAATCTATCATTGAAAAAATTACATCATCAGACCCTAGCGTTCGGGCTGTCCGCGTGTTGGTATCTCCAACTACGCCTAATAATGGTTATGTTTGGCTTTTGGTGCCAATACCACCGCAAGCCGAAGATTATGAAGATTACCGTAAATATAGGCAGGAACTACTTCACATTTATTGCACATCAACGAAATTGCTTTATCCTTCATTAGATTTTGTTGTAGGAATTGCAACTGAGCCTAGGAACGGAAGTGGTGGAGAAGACATGGTTTACTTAGATACTACTTCCTGGGTAGAAGAAGACTACGAAAATGCTAAAAATTACAGGGATCAATTCAATATCCTTCGACCTGACAGGGTGAAAGAATTTTCAGGAAGAGAATATCAATATCCAGTAATGCCAGGGGATTTTCCAATGGAAGAAAAACAAAGTGTCAATTCAAGGCAACCGAAAAAAAGTGCGAGAAAGCAACAAAAGAAGGCAAGAAAACTTAATAGAAAAAATAAGTAGAATCTGAGGTGTTACCCATTAAGACAATTTACGTAGAAATGAAAATATTGATGTAGATTTTTGTAGTGAAGGATACTCTACTACCGTTTATAATATTTAGAATATTGGGCATGTGCAGATGCCCTTTTATAAAGGTTGGTCCCGTTCATTTGCAGATGATGGGGCGGGGCCAGTTGAAAAGTGTGTGTAAAGTGTGTGGAGAGATCAAAATGCTGAATCAATCAGCGGGCGCTATTGCGCCTGTAGTCAATGCTATTCAATCCCCAGTCATGACCAGCCGTGAAATTGCTGACCTTACCGGAAAGCAGCACGCGCACGTGATGCGTGATATCCACTTAATGTTCAGAGAGCTTAGTGTTAACCATGAGGGGTATCTCCATTTCTGGACACACCCCCAGAACGGACAGCAGTACCCGGAGTTCCGGCTGGACCGTGAGCACACCGAATGCCTCATCACCGGTTACAGTGCAATTCTCCGCATGAAAGTGATTAAGCGACTGCATGAATTAGAGGTAAGCCTCTCACCTCGCTTGCCTCAAACTCTGCCAGAAGCTTTGCGCCTGGCCGCTGACCTTGCTGAGGAAAAGCTCCAGCTTACCAATCAGCTTGCCATTGCCGCGCCAAAGGTTGCCTTTGTGGATCGCTATGTCACGGCCACCAGCTCAATGACATTCCGCCAGGTAGCAAAGCTTCTTGAGGCTAAAGAGCCTGAATTCCGTCTGTTCCTGATTGAGAGTCGGGTTATGTACCGGCTAAATGGTGTCCTGACGCCCTATAGCCAGCACATTGAGGCCGGTCGATTTGAGGTCAGAACCGGAACCACTACAGAATCAAATTATATGTTCAGTCAGTCACGATTCACCGCGAAGGGCGTTCAGTGGATTGGGGGGCTATGGACGGCGCATAAAGCTGCAGGCGGTGCTGAGTGAGGGCATTGCTTACACCTGAAATAGCGCCACGCACAGGGATAGTTCTGTTCAGGCCGGGGCCGGAGCTGCTGAAGCTGTTCAAATCTCGTGTTGTGGTCAGTACACCGACAATGGATATGGCAGACCTGCCATCAGGGCGGCTGAATGACGGCACGCAGCCGCTGCTTGATGAACCTTCACTGATTCCCTTCTTCGGTCACGAACGTGTGATAGCGGCGGCTGGTGGCTCTAATGCACTGGCATCCTTCGTCCAGTCATTTGGCTGCTGTCAGTGGGAACAGCCCGAAGCTTGGCATCACCATGAATTCACAGTGTCAGAAATCGAAAACGGCCTGGTGTCTCTTTGCTACAGCCACGATAATGAGTTCAGGGAAAATGGTGTTCCCGGCAAGGTTGAGAGCATCGCAAAAGGTAACACCGCTCTCTGGATAATCAGAGCCGCCTGTAACCAGATGGCGTTACCAGGTGACCACCAGCTTACCCTTCCTGAACTGTGTTGGTGGGCAACCCTGAATTATGTGATTGACCTGATACCAGAGGCACCCGCACGGCGCGTTCTGCGTATGCCGAAAGAAAGTATCCAGAGCGGCGAGCTGAAAGAGGCCCGCATTGTTCCGGTGCGACCGGCGCGGGAGGTTATTCAGGATGCAGCGCAGATCGTCAAAAAGATAATCAGCCTCCATGCAGACCCGGAATCACCAGAATCATTCATGAAGCGCCCCAAGCGTAAGCGCTGGGAAAGTGAGAAATACACACGATGGGTAAAATCACAGAAATGTGCATGTTGCGGCATGCAGGCTGACGATCCTCATCACATCATTGGACACGGACAGGGGGGAATGGGAACGAAGGCGCATGATTTATTTGTGATACCGCTATGCAGAGCGCATCACGATGAACTGCACCGGGATATGAGAGCGTTTGAAGCAAAATATGGCAGCCAGGTTGAGTTGCTATTCAGGTTCCTTGATTTCGCGATTGCAGTCGGCGTGATCGGGACGGACAAAAAATAAAGTGTGTGGAGAGGATTAATTATGCGTGACATGTCACAGGTATTAGAGCGTTGGGCCGGATGGGCTAAGTCAGACAGCAGCGGTGTTGATTACTCAGCAATCGCAGCGGGGTTTAAAGGGCTGCTGCCGCAGGATTCAAAGTTAACGCTTACCTGCAGCGATGGAGACGGGTTGATTATTGAAGGTTGCCTGTCGCGGCTTAAAGCCAAACGCCCTGATGAGCACGCGATCATTGTGCTGCATTACTTTTTCAATATCTCAAAGCGCACCCTTGCGAAGCAGGCCAGGCGCGATGAAAAGATAGTGAGAATTGAAATCCAGATGGCTGAGGGGTTCATTGAAGGCTGTCTGGCAATGCTGGATGTGCGTCTGGATATGGATGATGAACTGACGCCGAAAAAAATATTGAAAAAACCTCTCACGCGGTCCGCATTTTCCTTAGTAATCTGATAAGGTCGATTACCAAGCAGTGCAGCTTATCTGCTAAAAGTCAGTTCCAAATGTGGATGTCAAAGCGTCTCGGGCCTTACCAGCCTGGAGGCGTTTTTTATTTCAAATATACCCTTTAGGGGATAGCGTTTTGCCTATCCCTTTCAGGGGATAAAAATCAACCCTGTTGCCGACGGGCAAGGTACTTACCGCAGTAGCGTCAGGGTTTCCATTACAAAGGGGTCGCCATAGAGCGGCCTTTTTTCGTTTTTGCGCACACCAATCAGTCTCCACACACACTTTTGACGCCGTGGTGTTGCGCAATTCTATTAACGACAGTAAGCCGCCATCATCCCGGTGGCGGGAATAAGAGCATGCCTCCAGAAAAAGACCCGGGCTTTTGGGCCACAGTGCTGCTGTGGCTGTATGCCCATAAAACAGAATGGGGATATGCCGGGGTAGCAGGCATGTTTTCACTACTAAGAAGTGCATATGCAAAAAGCTCCTGGAGTAAGCGGGTTCTGGATGCTGTTTCATGCAGCGCTCTGGCATTCTTCGCCGCTCCCACACTTCAGGTATTCGGCGCTCTGTTTAACTGGAACATACCTGACGCTGCCGCACAGGTCTTCGCGGTTTACATCGGGTATGTCGGCAATGACTACATCAGCGCCAGACTGCGCGGGTGGATAGACAGAAAATCAGGGGAACCTAATGACGGGCAGCAATAATTCACGCGGCATACGCAATAACAATCCTGGCAATATCCGCTGGGGCGATGAGTGGAAAGGTCTGGTACCTGAAGCCCAGCGCACTGATAAATCATTCTGTCAGTTCAAAGCGCCAGAATTTGGCATCCGGGCGATGATCATCATTCTTCGCAATTACCAGAGTAAATACGGCCTGAAAACTATTACCGGCATCATCAAGCGCTGGGCACCGCCGAACGAGAATGACACTCAGGCATACATCCGCAGTGTGGCGCTGGCCACAGGGACTGATGCTGATAAGCCCATTGACCTGACGGACAGCCGTAAGCTGTTCCCGCTTTTGAAGGCAATCATCAAGCACGAGAACGGCACGCAGCCATACGAATATGATGTTTTTATTCGGGCACTCGATCTCGTCTGACAGCAGGAGGTCATATGGCCGCTTTCCAGTTCATCAAAAACTATTCACACATTTTCGTCATTGGCCTCATCTGCCTGGCGCTCTGGATGCTGAACGCCCGAAGCTCGCAGCTTGAGGCAACCAATCAGCGCCTTGAGAAGCTGGCAAACAGCAAAAACGAGCAGATTAACGATCTTCGCTCTAAGAACGATGGCCTGGCATCAAGCGTCACTGAGCTGGTAACAGCAGTTAAGCAGCAAAACGATGTGATGAGTCAGGTCACAGAGCAGCGTGCCGTAACAGCCCAGCAGAACCGGAAACTACAGAATGAAATTAAGCGTTACCTTGCGGCGGACAAGTGTGCTGTTGCTCCTGTTCCCCCTGATGCTGCTGACAGGCTGCGTGACGCAGCAAAAGCCGCTGGTGGAATACAAGATAGTAAAACAACCTTATCTAAGACTGCCGCAGGAACTGATAAACCCGATTAGCCTGCCGGAAATCCCTTTGAACCTCTCGTTTGGCAATAGCGTAGAACTGAATGCTGAGCTTATCGGGCTGGTTGGGCAATGTAATATCGACCGGGCAGCTATCAAGCAAATTGAGGCATCCTACCCTTAAGAAAGTTTCAACGCTTCTACCTTAGGTCAAGTAAAAAACCGATCACCAAAACTAACGTTAACGGATTTCTTAGAAAAAAATATTTTGCTTGCATCAAAAACATAAGCTGTTTTAATTGAATATGATTGTTGCGAAAATGTTTCTTAAGAACTGGACTAACTACTTTTTATAGGAAATTCGATGAAACTTAAGCTTGTTGATACCTACGTATTTAATTTTGAAGAAAAAAATATCCTGATTCGCTATGAGGTTTTTGTTGATGCGAACAAAAGTCATAATGATATTGCAAAGATTTTGGTGACTCAGGAGAGCCCCGGAAGTACGGACCCAATTACTCTGCTTGATATTGAAGATATTGAGGGCGCTGGAGAGTATAAAGGGTATAAGCTTCCAACCAACCCGCTTAGAGTTGAACATGCAAGCGAATATTGTTCAGCACTAAACCGTAAAAATTATGGAAAAGATTTCTAAAGAAGCTCTGCGATCTTTTATGCAAGACCAATCTGAACAGTTTGCTTATCTCTAGCCGCCTACGGGCGGTTTTTTATTGGAGTGAATATGTCCGAGCCACGCATTTATAACAGCCGCTGGGACAAAGCCAGACTGTCATTCCTGAAGTCTCATCCCCTTTGCGCCATGTGCCACCGGCAGGGCAGAGCAGTTGCAGCCGCTGTCGTAGACCACATCAAGCCACACCGGTTGAAAGAGGCAATTAACGGCGGCAAACAGGAAGAGATAGCGAAGGCTCAGAAGCTCTTCTGGGACAAAGCCAACTGGCAACCCCTCTGTAAGCAGCATCACGACTCGACCAAGCAGCGAGAAGAGAAGCGCGGTCACGTCATTGGATGCGATGAGAGCGGCATGCCGCTCGACCCGTCATCCCATTGGCGCAAATGAGAAAGAATATCATTTAATGCTGGGGGGCAGGTAGGTCATCAGGTCAAGTGATAACGATTATCATCACCATCCGGGAGGGCGGGTTCAGAGTTCAGGGGTTAACGACCTCCTGACCGCCCGCCCCCCTTTTTATGCACAACCGCGAAATGAAAAGTTTTTTTCTGGGAGGTTTTTATGGCCGGAAGACGACCAAAGCCGACCCACCTTAAGGTCGTTACCGGCAATCCGGGCAAGCGAAAACTTAACGACAAAGAGCCTGCACCCGCGAGAGAAATCCCGAGTCCACCATCACACCTCACCGATTGGGGAAAAGTTGCGTGGGGGAAGCTGACCGTTCTTCTTGACGGAATGGGCGTGCTGACCGTTGCCGATGTGCTGGCTCTGGAAAGGCTTTGCGATATCTACGCCGACATTCTTCAGCTGCGGATCACGATTGCTGATGAAGGCAGAACCTATACGGTCCAGACCGATGGCGGATTTCTGATTAAAGCCAACCCGGCTGTTTCAATGCTGGCTGATGCAGACCGGCGCTTCAAAAGCTACCTGGTAGAGTTCGGCCTTACACCGGCTGCCCGGTCAAAGGTGAACGTGAATGGTGGAGAAAAAGAAGAAGACCCGCTCAACCAGTTCTTCGGTTGATCCGGCGACGCAGTATGCAATGGATGTTACCAGCGGGACGGTCATTGCCGGACCAGACATTCGCGCAGCTTGCGCTCGCCACATAAGGGATTTGGAAGAGGGTCCGAAGCGTGGCTTGTTTTGGGACGTTGAAGCTGTAACGCGTGTCGTTAATTTCTTCGCTCAGGTTCTGAAGCTCAACGGCGGTGAGCATGAGGGTAAGCCTTTTATCCTGCTACCGTGGCAGTGTTTCATCGTTGGCTCTTTGTTTGGCTGGAAGGCGGAGGACGGTACGCGCCGTTTTCGCATGAGTTACATCGAGTCCGGCAAGGGTTCTGGCAAGTCGCCGCTTGCGGGCGGCGTCGGTCTTTACCTGCTGATGGCAGACAAAGAGCCCCGCGCCGAAGTTTACGCGGCGGCCACGAAAAAAGACCAGGCGATGATCCTGTTCCGCGATGCGGTGACGATGGTCGATCAGTCGCCCGCGCTGGCGCAGCGCATCACCAAATCCGGCACCGGCCTGAACGTGTGGAACCTTGCGTTTCTGCAGACGGGCTCTTTCTTCAAGCCGATCAGCTCTGATGATGGTCAGTCAGGCCCGCGCCCGCATGGCGCACTGATTGACGAAGTGCATGAGCACAAAACAAACGCCGTTGTTGAGATGATGCGTGCCGGTACAAAGGGCCGCCGTCAGGCGCTGATGTTCCTCATCACCAACAGCGGCCACGATAAAACCAGTGTCTGTTTTGAATATCATGAATACGGTCGCAAGGTGGCAGCCGGTGATTTGATTGATGACAGCTTTTTCAGCTTCATTTGTTCGCTGGATGAGGGCGACGATCCGTTCAAGGATGAGTCCTGCTGGGGCAAAGCGAACCCGTCTCTGGGTCAGACATTCACGGATAAATACCTGCGAGAACAGGTGACGCAGGCGCGCGGCATGCCGTCGAAAGAAAGCATCGTCCGCCGCCTGAACTTCTGCCAGTGGGTTGAGGCATCCGATCCGTGGATTGATAGCGACACCTGGATGAACTGCGAGCAGGACTTTGATCCCGAAGATTTAGCGGGGGAAGAGTGCTATGGCGGTCTTGACCTGTCCGGTTCACGCGACCTGACAGCGCTGGCGCTTTACTTTCCGAAATCCAAAAAGCTTTTAGTTGAGTTCTGGACGCCGAAAGATTCTCTGCTGGAGCGTGCCAAAACTGACCACGTTCCCTATGACGCCTGGCTGCGTAATGGCTTTATTCACGCGCCGCCTGGTAAGGCGGTCAATTACGGTTTTGTGGCGGTGCGTATCGGTGAACTGGCGGCCAGATACGATATTAAGTGCATCGCGTTTGACCAGTACCGCATCAAGTATCTGGAGCCCGAACTCGAAAGCGAGTCTGTGAGCGTTGACCTTGTTCCGCATGGACAGGGCTTTTATAAGGCGCAGGAGTCCGGGCTGTGGATGCCGCGATCCATTGAGCTTTTTGAAGAGCACCTAAACAACAGGGTGCTTGTCATACGTCCTAATCCCTGCCTTCGCTGGAACGCCGCCTCTGCGGTGCTTGAGGCTGACCAGAAGGACAACCGCATATTTGCCAAGAAGAAAAGCACCGGCCGTATCGACGGCGTGGTGGCTTCCGCTATGGCAATCGGTGCAGCAGAGGATGCGGTGCTGGTGGACAGCGGCGATCCTGATGACTTTTTTGATGACCCGATCATGGTAGGTATCTGATGAAGGAAAAAAAACAGCCGGGTCGCATTAAGAGCGCGATTGTTAACTGGCTCGGTGAGTCAATCGGACTGAATGATGCTGCGTTCTGGCAGGAATGGTACGGCACAAGCAGCAGCGGAAAGGTAGTTACAGCAGAGAAAGCGCTGGCGCTGGCCTCTGTCTGGGCCTGTGTGCGCCTGCTGAGTGAGTCAGTTTCAACTCTGCCGATGAAGGTATATGAAAGAGCAGCTGACGGCTCCCGCAAGCTGGCGCTTAATCATCCGGCCTATCAGTTGCTATGCCGTCGCCCGAACAGCGAAATGACGCCGTCGCGCTTCATGCTGATGGTGGTTGCCAGCATCTGCCTGCGTGGTAATGCCTACGTTGAGAAAAAGATGATCGGCCTGAAACTGGTCTCTCTCGTGCCGCTTCTCCCTCAGTGCATGAAGGTGGAGCGGCTGGACAGCGGCGAACTGCAGTACACCTACACAGAGAAAGGCGTGAAGCGCATCATCCCGGTTAAAAACATGATGCACATCCGGGGCTTTGGTCTGGATGGCGTATGCGGAATGATGCCGATGCGCACCGGGCGTGATGTGTTTGGCGCAGCGATGGCGGTCGAAGAGTCAGCCGCAAAAATTTTTGAAAACGGTATTCAGACATCAGGCTTCTTTCTGTCAAAGAATCTGCTGACAAAAGAGCAGCGACAGAAAAACCGCGAAAACCTTAACCGGTTCGTTGGTTCAAAAAACGCGGGCAAGGTGATGGTGCTTGAGGGTGATATGTCCTATCAGGGCATCACCCTTAACCCTGAAGATGCTCAGATGCTGGAGTCACGATCATTTAGCATTGAGGAAATCTGCCGCTGGTTCCGCGTGCCGCCCTTTATGGTTGGTCACGTTGACAAGCAGAGTAGCTGGGCGTCGAGCGTTGAAGGCATGAATCTGCTGTTCCTGACGAATACGCTGCGCCCGATGCTGGTGAACATTGAACAGGAGATTTCACGCTGTCTGCTGAATGGTGATGAAGACCTGTTTGCCGAGTTCTCCGTTGAAGGTCTGCTGCGTGCCGACAGCGCCGGACGTTCCGCTTATTACACCACCGCGCTGCAGAACGGGTGGATGTCCCGTAATGACGTGCGCCGCCTGGAGAATCTGCCGCCGATTGAAGGTGGTGATATCTACACCGTACAGCTGAACCTGACACCGCTTGAAGACCTGCGCAAAAACAGCACCGCCGCAAGGGCCACACTGTTGCGCGAAGTTCACAACGCCGTTTTCCCGGACATTCCTTTCGAACAATCACCGCTTAAACAGGCGGCTTAGGAGCATCCCCAATGACAGTAAAAAGTCTTCCGGCAGCGCCGGAGGGGCGGCCTTTTGCGCGCGAAAATCGCGATCTGCCGTCTTCCGCAATGGATCGCTGGAACGGCAGCATCAAGGCCGCAAAGAGTGATGACAACAGCATTTCCGTGTTCGACGTCATTGGCGCTGACTGGTATGGCGACGGCGTCACCGCCAGCCGCATTGCTGCCGCGCTCCGCTCAATCGGCGGTGCTGGCGTTACCGTGAATATCAATTCGCCAGGCGGCGACATGTTTGAAGGCTTGGCAATTTACAACCTGCTGCGTGAGTACGAAGGGAAAGTCACAGTCAAGGTGCTGGGCCTCGCTGCTTCTGCTGCGTCGATTATCGCGATGGCCGGTGATGAGGTCCAGATCGGTCGCGGTGCCTTTCTGATGATCCATAACTGCTGGGTGTACGCGATGGGCAACCGTCACGACCTGCAGCAGATTGCAGCGGACATGGTGCCTTTTGATAAGGCGATGAACGATATCTATGGCGCACGAACCGGTCTGGATGCGGCCACCATCGACGCGATGATGGATGCAGAAACTTACATCGGCGGCAGCGATGCGGTTGAAAAAGGTTTTGCAGATCGCCTGCTGGCGGCAGATGAAATTGCTGATGGGGACGACAGCCCAGCAGCTGCGCTGCGCAAGCTGGACGCGATGCTGGCAAAAACCGACGCGCCACGCTCCGAGCGTCGAAAACTTCTTAAAGCATTAACCGGCGGCAAGCCAGGCGCTGCTGCCACCCCTGAAGGTATGCCGGGCGCTACCGACGAAATCAACCCCGAAAATATTGCACAACTTAAAAACGCGCTGGCCGCGTTCGGCAAATAAGGATCAACAATGTCTGAAGTAAATGAAGTACTGAAGCAGGTTACTGCCAGCATCAACGAAGCCAGTAGCAAGTTTAATGCGAAGGCTGAGGAAGCGCTGACGGAGGCGAAAAAATCTGGCTCGCTGTCAACTGAGACAAAAGCGGCAGTGGATAAAATGGCGAGTGAACTTAACGCCATGCGTGAAGCTGAAAAAACGCTGAAGGCGGCGCTGGGTGATCTGGAGCAGCATGTTGCACAGATGCCGCTGGCGAATGCGAAAAACGTTATCGAAACGGTGGGCGGTCAGGTTGTTTCCTCTGAAGCGCTGAAAGCCTTCTCAGCCAGCATCGAAGGCAATAAGCGCCTGAGCATTCCGGTTAAGGCTGCACTCCTGTCCGTCAACGTGCCGGGCCAGATCGTTGCACCTGACCGCCTGCCAGGTATCGATCAGCAGCCAAAACAGCGACTGTTTATCCGCGACCTGATTGCACCGGGGCGCACTGAGTCTAATACCATCTACTGGGTTCAGCAGACTGGCTTCACTAACAATGCGGCGACCGTAGCTGAGAACACCACAAAACCTTATAGCGGCATCACCTTTGCGGAAAAAATCACGCCGGTCCGTACCATCGCCCACCTGTTCAAAGCCGCTAAGCAGATTCTTGACGATATGCCGCAGCTGCAATCGACGATTGACGCCGAGCTTCGCTACGGTCTGAAGTACGTTGAAGAGCAAGAGATTCTGTTCGGCGACGGCACCGGCACGCACCTGAACGGTATCGTTCCCCAGGCATCTGCATATGCTGCTGCCTTCAGCGTGGCGAATCAAAGTGGTATTGATGATCTGCGACTGGCTATGCTGCAGGCGCAACTGGCGCGCTTCCCGGCGTCTGGCCATGTTCTGCACTTCATTGATTGGGCGAAGATCGAGCTGACTAAGGACTCGCTGGGTCGTTACATTCTGGCGAACCCGGCAGCGCTGACTGGTCCTACCCTGTGGGGTCTACCGGTTGTCGCGACCGAAGCGGCTGCGTTCCAGGGGAAATTCCTGACCGGCGCATTCAATGCCGGTGCGCAGATTTTCGACCGCGAAGATGCCAACGTGGTTATCTCCACTGAAAACGCCGACGACTTTGAGAAAAACATGATCTCAATCCGCTGTGAGGAACGTCTGGCGCTGGCCGTTAAGCGTCCTGAAGCGTTCGTTTACGGTTCCTTCACCGCACCTGCTGCAGCTGCGTAACAGCAACGGCGGCCTCCGGGCCGCCTTTCCGGGAGTTACATATGAAACTGCTTCTGATTAAACCGAACTACTTCGGCGGCACTGTTGTTTCTGAAGGCAATACCATTGAGACCACAGAACAGCATGGTCGCGAGCTTATTAAGCTGGGCTATGCCAGTGAGGTGGATGACAGCGCAGCGGAGAAAGCGGCAGCTGAGGCGAAGGAAAAAGCCGAAGCCGAAGCGCTTGCGAAAGCTGAAGAAGAGGCTAAAGCAAAGGCCGCTGCTGAAGCACAGGAAAAAGCGGACGCTGAAGCCAGCGCGAAAGCGGCAACTGAGGCGAAGGAAAAAGCCAAAAAATAAGGCGCTGTCATGCTGCTGACACTTGAAGAAATTAAACAGCAGTGCCGACTGGAGAGCGACTTCACGGAAGAAGATCGGCTGCTTGAGCTTTTTGCTCTGGCAGCTGAGGCAAAGGCGGTGACTTACCTCAATCGCAATCTTTATAAAACGGTGGCAGATATTTCACCGCTTGATACGGACGGCATGGTAGTCACCGAGGATATCAGGCTTGCACTCCTGATGCTGGTCAGTCACTGGTATGAGCATCGCAGTTCAGTGTCAGAACTGGAAATGACTGAGACGCCGCAGGCGTTTGAGTTCCTGCTCTACTCACGGCGTCTGCCGGTATCGGGGTATTAACATGCAGCGACGCTCATCAAATACCAGCGCAGTATTCACGCTGCCCGATCCCGGTGAACTGAATAAGCGCATCCATCTGCGCCAGCGCATCGACCAGCCAGCAGATGATGGTGGCACTGACTCGGTCTATCAGAATGAAAAGGACGTCTGGGCGAAGGTCCGGCAGGTAGGTGCTACCACCTATCATGAATCCGTTCAGGCTGACGACACCATAACCCACTACATGACCATCCGTTATCTACGTGGCATTACTTCAGATTTTGAGGTGGTTTATGGCGGTTATGTATATCGCGTTAAGCGCCTGCGCGACCTCAACTCAGCCAGTCGTTACCTGCTGCTGGAGTGCGAAGAGTTGAGGGCTGTGGACAGCGACGGAGAGATGTATGGCTAAGCCGCTTCTGCACGTTGATTTTCAGCAGCCCAAAGACCTCGTTTTTAACCGGGCAAAAATGCGCCGCGCCTTCATTCAGATTGGTCAGGTTCACATGCGTGATGCCAGGCGTCTGGTCATGCGTCGTGGTCGTTCCGCGCCGGGTGAGTATCCGGGATTCAGGACTGGCAGGCTGGCACGGTCAATCGGCTATTACGTTCCCCGCGCATCAAAAAGCCGTCCGGGCCTGATGGTGCGCATCGCGCCAAACCAGAAGCGGGGCGAGGGTAACCGACTCATTGAGGGCGACTTTTACCCCGCGTTTCTGTTCTACGGCGTGAAGCGTGGTTCTAAGCGCAAAAAGAGCCATCACAAAGGGAAATCCGGCGGTAATGGCTGGCGAGTTGCCCCGCGTAAAAACTACATGACCGAAGTGCTGGAGGCGCGCAAAACGTGGACGCGTTATGTGCTGACCCGTGCGCTGCGTACCTCCCTGCGTCCTGAAAGGAAAAAGAAATGAAGCTATCACTTGTGATCGCCGCTCTCCGGGCGCGATGTCCGATGTTCGCTGGCAACGTAGCCGGGGCGGCTGAATTCAAGTCTATCCCCGAAACCGGGAAGATGAAGCTGCCGGCGGCGTATGTGGTGCCGACCGAAGACGTCACAGCTGAGCAGAAGTCCCTGACTGACTACTGGCAGAACGTAACCGAAGGCTTTGCGGTTGTCGTAGTGCTGGACAATACGCGCGACGAGCGCGGTCAGGCAGCAGGTTATGACGCCGTGCATGATGTGCGCCGCGAAATTTGGAAGGCACTTCTGGGCTGGGAGCCGGATGAAGATGCTGGCCCCGTCGCATATTCTGGCGGGCAGCTTCTGGATATGGAGCGGGGCCGACTCTACTACCAGTTTGAATTCATGCTGACGCGGGAAATCACCGAAGAGGACACGCGGCAGCAGGATGATCTTGACGCCCTGGATGAGCTGAAAACGGTCGAAATCGACGTTGACTACATCGATCCGGGTAACGGGCCTGACGGCATCATTGAGCACCACACCAAAATCAACCTCAGCGAGTAAACCATGCAACTCAGACCCAAGCGCGGGCGGTCAGTCCCTGACCCTGTCCGGGGCGATCTGCTGCCGTCAGAAGGCCGGAACGTCGAAGAAAGCAGCTACTGGCACCGCCGCATTGCGGATGGTGATGTCGAAGAAGTCAGTGCGGAAGAAGAAAAGCCCGCAGCTGACGCCAAGAAAAAGGGCGGTGAATAATGTCAGTCTCGTTCCCCAATATTCCGTCAGACCTCCGCGTGCCGTTGTTCTGGGCGGAGATGGACAACAGCGAAGCGAATACCACGCAAGATAGCGGCCCATCGCTGCTGATTGGCTTTGCTTCTGCCGACAGCTCCATCGTTAAAAATAAGCTCACCATCATGCCGTCAGCGGCACTGGCGGGTAAGGTTGCAGGTCGTGGCAGCCAGTTAGCCCGTATGGTGGCGCGCTATCGTGCCGTCGATCCATTTGGTGAGCTGTGGGTTATCGCGGTAACTGAGCCTGATGGCGAGACCGCCAAAGGGACTGTGACGCTAACCGGCAACGCACAAGCCTCAGGTTCGCTGAGCCTTTATATTGGCGCGGTACGCGTTCAGGCCGCTGTGGTAACCGGCGATGCCCCTGCAGCAGTGGCCGCCACACTTGCAGCCGCAATTAACGCTAACGCAGACCTGCCCGTGACTGCAGCGGCAGCAGCTGGTGTGGTGACGCTCACTGCCCGCCACAAGGGGCTTACCAGCAACAGCATTCCTCTGGCGCTGAACTACTACGGCACCGTGGGGAGCGAAACTACGCCTGACGGGGTTAACGCTGTGATTGAAGCGATGGCGGGCGGGGCGGGTTCACCGTCACTGGCTGCAACCGTAGCCGCGATGGGCGATGAGCCGTTTGACTTCATCGGCACGCCGTTCAGTGATTCCGCCTCGCTCGCAACACTGGCGCTGGAGATGAATGATTCTTCCGGTCGGTGGGGCTATGCGCGTCAGCTTTACGGTCACGTCTACACCGCAAAAATCGGTACGCTGTCAGACCTGGTTGCTTTTGGCGACACCATGAACAACCAGCATATTACCGTTGCCGGTTATGAGCCTGCTGTTCAGACAGCAGCAGATGAGCTGGTCGCGCTGCGTACCGCCCGTAACGCGGTATTTATCCGCAATGACCCGGCCCGACCGACTCAGACCGGTGAGCTGAACGGTGCATTACCGGCACCGGCAGGCAGCCGCTTTACCCTGACTGAGCAGCAGTCGCTGCTGAAGCACGGTATTGCCACGGCCTACGCTGAGAGCGGCGTGCTGCGCATTCAGCGCGACATTACTACCTATCAGAAAAACGCCTATGGCGTGGCGGATAACAGCTACCTGGACAGCGAGACGCTGCATACCAGCGCCTATGTTATCCGTCAGCTGAAGAGCATTATTACCAGCAAGTACCCGCGTCATAAGCTGGCGAATGATGGGACGCGCTTCGGTCCGGGTCAGGCCATCGTGACGCCTGCAGTGCTGAAGGGTGAGATGTGCGCCAGCTATCGCACGATGGAGCGGGCGGGGATCGTGGAGAATTTCGATCTCTTCAAGCAGCATCTGGTGGTAGAGCGCAACGTCAGCGACCCGACTCGCGTGGATGTCCTGTTCCCGCCGGATTACGTTAACCAGCTGCGCGTCTTCGCGCTGCTTAATCAGTTCCGTCTGCAATACAGCGAGGAGGCCGCGTAATGGCAAAGATTGCGGGTACAACGTATTTCAAGGTGGATGGTCAGCAGTTGTCGCTGACCGGCGGCATTGAGGTGCCGATGAACACCAAGGTGCGTGATGACGTGATCGGCCTGGCCGGTGACGTGGATTACAAAGAGACGCACCGAGCGCCGTACACAAAAGGCACTTTTAAAGTGCCTAAAAACTTCCCGATCAGCAAACTGACTGACTCAGACCAAATGACCATTACTTCGGAAATGGCTAATGGCATGGTCTACGTACTGTCTGAAGCATTTCTGTTTGGTGAAGCCAATTACAACCCGGAAGAGGGAACGGTAGATCTCGAATTCCATGGCACAGAAGGATTCTTCCAGTGAGTGAGCTGCAACTTTCAAAACCTATTACGGCGCACGGTGAAACTTTCCATGTGCTGGAGCTTCGTGAGCCATCTTTTGATGAGATTGAACAGATCGGCTTCCCCTTCACCATCGGCAGCGAAGGCAATATCAAAATCGATAGCTCTGTGTCGCTTCGGTACATTCCTGTGCTGGCCGGTATTCCCCGCTCTTCTGCCAGCCAGATGGCGAAGATTGATATTTTCAAAGCCTCAATGACGATTCTGGGTTTTTTTACCGGCTCGGGAGCGGGAGAAATCTCCGGCAGCGATGTTACAACGTCGCTCACTTCTGGCGAATAAACCCTTTTGAACTGAAGCGGTCAGCTCTTTCCGATTTTCTGGAGCTTGAGGAAGAAGCAGTACGTATAAGCGAGGAAATAAAGAATGGCTGACAGCTTCCAGTTAAAAGCCATAATCACGGCCGTTGACCAGCTCACCGGCCCGATGAAAGGAATGCAGCGCCAGCTGAAGGGATTTCAGAAGGAATTCTCTTCGCTGGCTGTTGGAGCAACTGCTATTGGCGCATCCATCCTGGGTGCGCTGGCTATCCCTGTAAATCAGGCCATTAAGTTCGAATCAACAATGGCTGATATCCGCAAGGTCGTTGACGGTCTGGATAACGCTGACGCTTTCAGGAAAATGAGCCAGGACGTTATTGACCTGTCAACAAAACTGCCGATCACGGCAGACGGTATCGGTCAGATTGTTGCAGCAGCAGGTCAGGCAGGTATTGCCAGAAATGAGCTTGTCGGGTTTGCGGAAGATGCTGCCAAAATGGGTATTGCGTTTGATCAGACTGCGGAAGAGTCCGGTCAGATGATGGCGACATGGCGAACCGCTTTCAAAATGACGCAAAAGGACGTTGTCGGGCTGGCGGATAAGGTTAACTACCTCGGCAACACCGGACCGGCCAGTGCAGCCAAAATTTCTGAAATAGTCACCAGTGTGGGCTCTCTTGCGGCGGTCAACCACGTTTCAACGGGCAATCTTGCCGCGCTGGGTGCAACCATTGCGGGAATGGGCGTGCAGTCTGAAGTTGCCAGTACAGGTATTCAGAACTTTATGCTTTCGTTATCTAATGCGAGCAGTGGAAATGCAAAAAAAGTCCTGAAGCAAATCGGGTTGACGCCTAAATCACTCGCCAGCGGGATGGTGAAGGATTCCAAAGCGACCATGCTCAAAGTGCTGGAGGGGTTAAACAAATTACCCGAAGCCAGTAAGTCCAAAGCCCTTGAGTGGCTGTTTGGGCGGGAGTCAGCCAAATCGATTGCACCCCTACTAACCAATCTCGACCTGCTGCGAAAAAACTTCGATAAAGTTGCTGATGCGCAGCAGTACGCTGGCTCAATGCAAAAGGAGTATGACTCCCGCGCAGACACTACCGAAAACAAACTCACGCTGATGCAGAATGGCATAACAGCGGTGAGCCTTGCGCTCGGCGATGCACTTACGCCACAGCTCAAGCAGGCTGTAGTTGAGCTGATGCCTTATTTAAAGCAGACAGAAAAGTTTGCCAGGGATAACCCAGAGCTGGTCAGATCGGTTGCGAAATTTGCTATCTCACTGATTGCTGTAGGTGCAGCAGTAGGCACTGTCTCACAAGCATTCAAAGTACTAAATTTCGTAATGAATCTGTCGCCCGCCAAACTGGCTATCGCTGCGCTTGCTGCCGGTGCCTTATTGATAATCAACAACTGGGATCAAGTTGGGCCAATTGTTAAGCAGGTCTGGACTGAGATAGATAATGTCGCTCAGGAGATGGGGGACTGGCAGACCGTTATTGAGGGCATCGGTGCGGTAATGGCCGGTTCTTTCGCTCTTAAAACGATTGGTTCACTTCAGCAGGCCGTAACTCTTGCGAGTTCGCTTTCTGGCTTGCTGGGCTCAATCAGCCGGTTTGGCGCAATGACCATCACAATTGGCATAGCAATCTCACTTCTTAAGCAGTTGCAGGATTTAGACAAGCAGGCAAATGCGCAAGGTGTAAGTAAGGGTGAGTTTCTGGTTAACCGCCTGCAGTCACAGGAGCGGGAGCGGGGATATAACGGCTTTTTCCCGAGGCTGCGTGAAATTCTGGGAATGGACAACCCAATACCTGAAGGGCGTTATGATCCAAGGGTGGGACTGGAACGTCCATCTTCTGCAGGCCGCCCGCAAGCGGGCGAGCTGAAGGTCAACTTTGAGAATGCACCGCCTGGCATGCGCGTTGCTACTCCAGCAGGGAACGCGACTCCATGGCTTAGTTATGATGTTGGCTACAACCGTTACAGCGCCAATAAGAGCTAGGAAAAAAGTAGCACAAGCCTTAACCTGGGCTTTCTTAGCCTATCTATGGTGATTGTTTATGATTTTCGTACGTGGGATTTCAATACTTTTAGCAGTCTTCGGTGCAATTTATATTTTGATTATGATGGGAGATCGTACAGCTGAAAGCCCCGACCTTATCCCCGTTTATCTCGCAGGGCTTTCGCTGGTCATTATTCCTTATTGCATAACGAGGATGATCTCCGATCAACTCGATAGTAGAAATAAACATTAACCCGCTTCGGCGGGTTTTTTACTGGAGAAAATCTATGTCAGCTTGCTACCCACCACTTAATGCAGTCTGCGGGAATCCTTGCCTCCTCCACCCTTTGAATCAGCCCCAAGCTGGCGGCTCTGTCGGGGTCGGCTATGGTGGTGGAAGTAATCAGGTCACGCCACACAGGCTTCTCAGGGAAATTGAATCCCTGCGTCTCGATGTCAAAAACCTTAACGAAGCGATCCAGGTCATCATCAAGACAGGACGTCCACTCTCTGAGTCTTAAATGATCTGCGTTTGGCGTTCCGAAACCCCAGTAGAGAGGATGAAGAAGAAACCGTGAAAGCGGGCTGGCAGTTCTTTCCGAGCCAGCCATGAAAATAACATTGGCAATTGACTCTACATTGCTCAGGTTGTGAGTGGTCAACTTAACCGGCAAAGTTTTCAGAAAATTATATGCAGTAAACCCGGCAACAGTGTCTCCACCCTTACTTGAAATATAAAGTTTAATTTCAGTTGCGGGTTTTTCTGCATTGCTGATCGCCGCCATGCAGACTTCCATTAACTGCCTTACTGAAGCCACATTTACATCCGTCAGATAGTGAACTGTATGAAGCATAACCTTTCCTTTAAGAATGTTCTTATTAGGTAAATTAAAGCTTACGCTTAGAAATTGTAATCCTGATATTTGATCAGTAACCCGCGTTCGCGGGTTTTTTATTGCCCGGAGTAGGCCATGAGCTGGAAAGATAATCTGCAGGATGCCTCGCTGCGCGGCATCGCGTTTAAGGTAGACAGCGATGAGGCAACCTTTGGCCGCCGCGTGCAGGTGCATGAGTACCCCAATCGCGATAAGCCATGGGCGGAGGATTTAGGCCGGGCGACGCGCCGCTTCAGCGTTCAGGCGTATCTGATTGGCGATGACTTCTTTGAGCAGCGCAACCGGCTGATTGAAGCCATTGAGAAGCCGGGTTCCTGTACGCTGGTCCATCCTTACTACGGTGAAATGACCGTGGTCGTGGATGATGCCATTCGCGTCAGTCACTCACAGAGTGAAGGGCGCATGTGCCGTATCAGTTTCAGCTTCGTTGAGTCCGGCGAGCTGTCTTTTCCGACCGCCGGGCTGGCAACCGGACAGAAACTATCCTCATCTGTTTCTTTTCTGGATGACGCCATTTCATCAGCGTTCGGTGCTTTTGGCATGGACGGAATGCCTGACTTTCTGCAGGACGGCGTACTGGATGAGGCTTCCGGCATGTTCAGTGCCGTGACCAGCGCCTTTCAGTATGTTGATTCTGGTATCAGCGCCGCATCACGTCTGATGCAGGGCGATTTATCGGTGCTGCTTAGCCCGCCGTCGAGCGGCATGAGCTTTGTTAACCGGCTGCAGACTATGTGGCGCGCCGGAACGCGGCTGACGGGTAACACTTCTGACCTGATGTCGATGATTAAGGGGCTGACCGGCGTCACGGTTGATTCGGGTCTGGCCCCGCGCGGCGTCTGGAAAACCGACAGCAAGACAGCACAGGCACAGACCACGCAGCGCAATTACGTTGCGCAGGCGTTGCGCACCACGGCCATCAGCGAGGCGGCCGCAACTGTCACCAGTCTGCCGCAGCCTGCAAACCGAACTGTCACACGCCAGCAGGACCCGCAGCAGCCAGTGGTGGTATCGCATCCTGCCGTCAGCAACATACGGACTGATTCAGGCAGTGCGGCTTCAGATACTGATACCCCAGCGACAGCCACCATTTCCACATCTTCCGGCGTAACCACTTCTCTTGATAACAGCACCATTATTTCATGGGATGACCTTGCGCAGGTTCGCGACAGTCTCAATGAGGCCATTGACCTTGAGATGGAGCGCGTTTCAGATGACGGACTTTACCAGGCGCTGGTCACCGTGCGCACTGACGTTAACCGCGATATCTCTGCTCGCCTGGAGCAGGTCGAACGCATGACGGAGCGCACACCTTCGCAGGTTACGCCCGCACTGGTGCTGGCCGCCGACTGGTACGACTCAGCATCTCGCGCCGGTGACATAACCGCGCGTAACGGCATACGCCATCCCGGTTTCGTACCGGTTCAGTCACTGAGGGTGCCGGTACGATGAACAACACAGTTATTTTGCGGGTGAACGGTCAGGAGTGGGGCGGCTGGACTTCGGTCAGAATTGCCGCCGGTATTGAGCGTATCGCTCGCGACTTCACCGTTGAGATTACCCGCAGCTGGCCCGGAGATACCGACCAGGCGAACCGCAGCAACCGGATTAAAAACGGTGACCTTGTGGAGGTTCTGATAGGTACCGACAAGGTGCTGACCGGTTATATTGAGGCGACACCAGTCCGGTATGACGCACGCAGCATCAGCGTGGGAATTTCCGGGCGCAGTAAAACCGCTGACCTTATCGACTGCTCAGCCACGCCTTCACAGTATGCCGGTCGTTCGCTGGCGCAGGTGGCCGCAGAACTGGCGAAGCCGTTCAGCATTACGGTGGTGGATGCGGGCGGCGCATCCGGTGCGCTTCAGGGAGTTCAGGCCGACCAGGGCGAAACGGTCATGGACGTGCTGAACAAGATGCTCGGACTGCAGCAGGCGCTGGCATATGACAACGCGCAGGGCAATCTGGTTATCGGTGGCATCGGCAGCCAGCAGGCGCATACTGCGCTGGTGTTGGGTGAAAACATTCTTTCCTGCGACACCGAAAAAAGCATACGGGACCGTTTCAGCGACTATCAGGTTTCCGGGCAGCGTAAGGGTAACGACGATGACTTTGGCGAGGCCACCACTACGGCTATTCGCTCAAAAACCATTGATGGCAGACTGAATCGTTACCGCCCGATGATTATCCGCCAGACCGGCAATGCCACCACGGCAACCTGCAGCGCACGCGCAGAATTTGAGATGCGCCAGCGTGCAGCGCGTACCGATGAGGTGACCTACACCGTGCAGGGCTGGCGACAGGGTGACGGCTCACTCTGGCTGCCTAACCTGCAGGTTATTGTCTTCGATCCAATCCTTGGTTTTAACAATCGCCAGATGGTGATCGCTGAGGTGACCTACCAGCAGGATGAAAACGGCACCGTGACCGAAATCCGCGTCGGGCCGCCGGATGCCTATCTTCCTGAACCAGCGAAGCCCGGCAAGCTTAAGAAAAAGAAAGAAGAGGATGATTTCTGATGGCTAATCCGATATCAGGTATGGGACGTGCGCTGTCAAACCTTCTGGCCCGCGCCGTGGTTCGCGGACTGAACACGGCTACAAAGTGCCAGATGCTTCAGGTTGAAATGGCTGGGGGCGAGGGGAAAAGCGATATAGAACACATGGAGCCTTATGGCTTTACCGCAGCGCCGCTTACCGGTGCAGAGGCCGTGGCCGCTTACTTTGACGGTGACCGATCTCACGGTGTGGTGCTGGTCGTCTCTGACCGTCGCTACCGCATTAAAGGGCTGAAGACTGGCGAAGTAGCGGTGTATGACGATCAGGGACAGTCGGTGACGCTGACCCGTGCAGGAATTGTTGTCAATGGCGCGGGTAAGCCGATCACCTTTACCAACGCGCCAAAGGCCCGGTTTGAAATGGACATCGAATCTACCGGTGAGATCAAAGATAAGTGCGACTCTTCCGGCCTGACCATGTCAGCCATGCGCATAGCCTATAACGGTCACTACCATAAAGAGAACGGCTCCGGCGGCGGTACTACCGACGCGACAGCGCAGAAAATGGTGGCGCCATGATTATTGTGATTAATGGCGTTCAGCGTGACGTGACGTGGCCGCCTGACCCTCTGACACGCGCTGTGATTATTTCCCTGTTCTCCTGGCGAAAGGCTGAGCCTGACGATAACCCCGAGCAAGATAGTGGGTGGTGGGGCGATAGTTTTCCAACCGTTCAGAACGACCGAATTGGGTCGCGCCTTTACCTCCTCAGCCGTCAGAAACTTACCAATAAAACACCACTGAAAGCCCGTGAATATATCAGCCAGGCTTTGCAATGGCTGGTGGATGACGGCGTGGCTGTTCGTGTGGATGTGAAGGCCGAGCGAACCGGCATTGATACGCTAAGCGCCTCGGTGGTAATCAGTCAGAAAGACGGCAACCGCACGGCATTTTCCTTTGACGATTTATGGAGTGACCTTAATGGCTGACAGTGGATTTACCCGCCCGACACTCCCTCAGTTAATTACCACCATCCGCAACGATATTCTTACCCGACTGGCTGCAGATTCAACGCTGGCGGCATTGCGCCGCACTGATGCCGAAGTGTATGGCCGGGTTCAGGCGGCAGCAGTGCACACCGTTTACGGTTATATCGATTATCTGGCGCGCAATCTCCTGCCAGACTTGGCAGATGAGGACTGGCTGACGCGACATGCCAACATGAAGCGATGCCCGCGCAAAGCGGCTACGGCAGCAACTGGATACGTGCGCTGGGACGTGGCTACGAACGGCATTACTATCCCGGCTGGCGTGACGATTCAGCGTGACGACCTGGCGTCCTTCACCACAACCGCGGCGGCCACGTCATCGGGGGGCGTGCTGCGCGTACCGGTAACCAGCGATACAGCCGGTAAAGCCGGTAACACCGATGACGGTCTTGCCATACGGCTGGTCAGCCCGATTACCGGCCTGACTTCCGCTGGTGTGGCGGACAGCATTCAGGGCGGTGCGAACGTTGAGGACGTAGAGGTGTGGCGGGCGCGAGTCATTGAGCGCTGGTACTGGACCCCGCAGGGCGGCGCAGACGGTGATTATGAGGTGTGGGCTAAAGAAGTGGCAGGCATTACCCGCGCCTGGACATACCGGCACTGGAGCGGGCGTGGAACAGTTGGTGTCATGGTGGCAAACAGCGATCTCGTAAACCCCATCCCCGATGCAGCTACAGTGTCCGCCGTGCAGGCTTACATTGAGCCTCGCGCACCGGTTGCAGGCGCTGACATTTACGTGTTTGCTGCATCCCCCCACGTTGTTGATTTTCAGATAAGACTAAACCCGGACACGAAAGAAGTCAGATACGCAGTGGAGGCCGAACTACGTTCAATGATGCTGCGTGATGGCGTGCCAGAAGGTGTGCTTAAACTTTCACGTATCAGCGAAGCAATCAGTATTGCAACGGGTGAGTACAGCCATACGCTGGTCAGTCCGGCGGCTGATGTTTCGATTGCAAAAGGTGAGGTCGGCGTAGTGGGGACTATTTCATGGACCTGACAGCTCAGTACCGCCAGATGCTTGGTGCGCTACTGCCTCGTGGCCCTGCGTGGGATGCAGACGATCTGCTGCTGACGGGATTTGCACCTTCACTGGCTGCAGTTCACGGTCGCGGCGACGCACTTATGCTTGAAACCGATCCCCGCTCTGTTACAGAACTGATTGATCGGTATGAACAGATTAGTGGACTGCCGGACAGCTGTGCGCCGCCCGGCGTTCAAACACTGCAGCAAAGGCGACAGAGGCTCGATGCAAAACTGAACCTGCCGGGGGGCATTAATGAGACATTTTATCTTTCTCAGCTCAGGGCGCTTGGCTATAACGATGTGACAATTACACGTTACAACAAAAGCCAGTTCACCTGCCTCTCTGACTGCACAGACTCTCTTTATAGCGATGAATGGCGTTATTACTGGCAGGTCAATATGCCTGTGACAACGCAGATAGCACCGATGACAGCAATCAGCAACTGCACGGATAGCCTCAGAACATGGGGAGACACCGTCGCAGAGTGTGTGCTCAATAAATTGGCCCCCTCTCATACCTACGTTATTTTCAGATATCCGGAGTAAACATGCATCGTATTGATACTTCTACCGCTCAGGTGGATAAATTTGGCGCGGGTAAAAATGGTTTTACCGGTGGGAATCCACAGACTGGGGAGTTACCCACGGCACTTGATGCCGATTTTTTTGATTCAGTTCAGGAAGAGATTGCCAACGTTATTGAATCGGCGGGGTTGTTTTTAGATAAAAGTAAAAATTCTCAACTGCTGGCGGCCATTAAAGCCTTAGTGAGTAGCGGAAGACTGCTGGCAGTTAAAACGATCCTCACATCAACCAATTACACTCCGAGCCCGGGAACTAAGTTTCTGAGAATTAAAGCAGTGGCCGGAGGTGGGGCAAGCGGAAGTGAGCCAGCCACCAGTACAGGTAATGGCGGAATGTCTCAGGGCGGATATTATGGGCAATATATTGATGTTTTAATACCGGTATCGTCATTCACTGCTCCGGTATCTATAGTTATTGGATCTGGAGGTGCGCCATCATCAGCGGGGCAGAACGCAGGAGGAACAGGAGGTGCCACATCATTTGGTGGCATTTTTAACCTTCCCGGTGGGCCTGGTGGAGTGTCAATGCCGCTATCAACAGGAGCGTCAGCAGCTGGAGCCAGTTTGTCTAGTCGTCCAATTACTTCAACAATCACTCCCGTCAATTCATCTGGGGGCATCACCAAAGCTAGCACAGTAATCCAGGTAGTTCCGGGTACAAACCTTGGGCAAATGCCGCTGCCATCACCTATAGAAGGTGGCTACTATGGGTCTGGTGGCATTGGGGTTCCTGCGACCACGTCCGCAGTTCAGGGAAACCCCGGGATTGCAGGCTTAATGATCATTGAGGAGTATGCATAATGACCACGAATCTTGCCATGATCGCAGATGATGACATTGAGGTTATGAATACAATCGTTGCAGAAAATGAAGAGTTTAAGATGTCGGGGTACTATTTTGTTCCAATCTCAGATAAGCCGTGCCAGATAGGGATGTTCTACAACAAAAAAGACGGTCGTTTTTATTTTGACAAGGGGTTTAAACTAACTTCAAACCCCGTAGAGGATCCGTCTCAAATTCCAGCTGAGCAAGGAGATTCAGAGTAGCTCATCCTGCTTTTCTCGCAGGAAGACAAAGGTTGGAGAGATGGAATGGTAATCACTCTCAACATTTGAAAAATCTTCAGGCGATATGAAGCGTAGTTTATATCCATCTTTCGATATGGCAGCTCTGTAAACGTATTGATGTGTGTGCCTGATAATTCCATAAAACTCTTCGAACTTATCACCCCAAAGCTCAGAAAATATTACTCTGGGCGGATGAGATTTTAAGGTCTTGCCAGCACCCATCAATGCGTCTTTTTCGGCACCTTCAATATCCATTTTCCAGATGTCATAACTTTCATTAATGCCATCAATGGTTATTTTAGGGACGCATATTTTCCTGGGTTCTTCATTGAAGATGTGCCTGAACATATTTACGCTTTCGATATCGTATGTAGAGCCCTGATTGTGAGCCTCTGAGACATAAATATCTATCAACCCTTCTTTATCAGATAAAGCAGCCTCCAAAGGCTTTATCTGATCGCAGCCAATATTTTTAATTCTGCTGTAAATTTCAGGTATAGGCTCGATTGCTGTAACTGATGATGCGCCGCTTTCAAGAAATAGCAGAGCTGTTAAACCGATGTTTGCACCTGCGTCTAACACCCGATCACCTTCTCGAACAAACTTACTGATGAGCATTCGGTCGATATCATACTGAGGATACTGGACATCAAGAACGGCGCAGGCGGCATAGCGTCTTTCATGGGGATTTGATAGGTCTAACTTAACTGGGAAGTTATTTATGCTTATATATGCACTCCCTGTGTTCTTAATGTTCCCTTCAATTTCAGTGTAATACATAAATAACCCTCTAATTAATCACGGCCAGATCGCCAACCAGCGATAGCAGCGTAAAGATTACCTTATCTTACCTCACATGCCCAATCGTAGTCGTTTGAAATCGTTGGCTGTCATTGCTGATCGACATGCATAAAAAATCCCCGCCGACGGGGTAGAGGGTATCGTTCCAGCCTGGGCAGGCTGAGCGTATAATTTGAGATTAGTCATCACCCGAAGCACGAGCCAAATAAAAACCATTTACAATCAGACCCTTTACAAATTTGTTCCCGCTCCGCCTTGATCAAAAGTACCGACCGATATTACTGTTTATCTATACAGTATTTGTGGGATTAGGATTAATTATGCCGCGCGACTATGAAATCAAGCATGCATTTATGAACGCTATGAGGCGAGAGCCGGGGCAGGGCGTTATTGTAACTACTCAGGACTTTGTCCATCAGCTGGAGTTGCTTAACTGGCATTTCAGCCTGCGGGAGGCTAACCAGTGGATAAAGACAAACACGGTGACGTTCCGCGATGCATCAACGCAGGAGGGTGAGGCTAAGACCTACCGACAGTTCAACCCGAACGGGGGTGTCTGATATGGGCTTTCCATCACCGGCCACAGATTACATTGAGCAGCGCCTTAATCTGAACAACATTCTGATGCCGAACCCGGCCAACATGATTCGTGTTGATACACCAGAAGGATTCGTGCTCGTTGATCGCTCGTTAGCTGCAAAGCCTGGCGACACTGTCGCGTTCCAGTTCGATGACTACCCGCAACTGGGAAAAGTATTCAGTTCAGGGATTATCACTCAGGACGGTGAGACGATTGATGGAGTAGGGCTAGATGGGATTATCGTTATAGGTAAGGTAACTGCTGAAATATTAACTGTGTACGAACCGTATGGACCAATTATTTAGAATGAAAAGAATTATATTTTTAAAAGCAGCTTTTCATGCTGCTTTTAGATTAAAAGAGCCGCGCATAAATCTTACGGCTTTCAGGGCTTGATGAGTGTTCTAATATGATTTATTTCATCATCATTGAATAAGTCTTTAATGTCATCATCAAGTTTAGATAAAACTTTCTCAATTAACTTTTTCTGTAACGTTTGGTGAGTTTTATCTTTTGTGGGAACTGTTAGTGCTCTCGTAACTAACTCTTTGATTTCCTTGATATCAACATACTCCTTGCAAATTAGCGTGTAACAAGCAAGGTTATAGAGTAGTACCGGGTTGCTATTGTCATTCTTTACTAGCTCTTTAATTATTTTAAGAGCTCCCTGTACGTCATTGATACGTTTTAGCACGAAGGCTTTAAGTACTAGGAATTTATCATAAAGCTTATAATTTGATTTCTTATCAATCAACTTCAAGCCTTCATTGATAAAAGAGATGGCATCATGATATTTCTTTTGAGATGCAAGCTTGTCTTCATCAGTGATCGGTTTTTGTTGACTATAGCGCTGAGCCGCTTCAACAGCATCTTTAGCTTTGATATAAAGAAGGTCAATCCTTAATTCAATATCGCGTTGTTTCAGTTCTTTATTTTCACGCTGTAATGAATCAATGTCATGTTTCGTTTCTTTACTTTCTTCATTAAGCACTTTCACTTCACTTTGAAGAACCTTATTTGCAATGTTATCAAGTAGCCCATATCCAAGGTAAGAAGCAATGCCAGCAAGAGAAATCAACATAAAAATTTGTTCAATAAAAACCGAAGGTGATTTATCACCTAAAGGTAGCAAGATAGATTCATAGTTTAGATGCAAAAATGATGCAATGAATGGCAGGCATATGAATGCGGAGCCAATCCCTATTGAATGAGAACTTAGTATTTTTAGATTTTTATCTTCTTCTGTAATGGAAATTTTACCTCGCCTTAGATTACTTCCTAAAATAGCGCCGGCTAGTATTATCAATACTAAAAAACCAAAATTAAGAAGCACTTCAACCGTAGGGTGTTTGATTAAAGAAAAATACGAGTTTTTATCCAT